ACAAAGACAAACATCGCATGATGAGCCCCGTACCAGAAATGGACGGAAAGGAAAGGGCTCAGCTAGTTGGTGACGTTACTCTTAAAACGTCACAACCCAAGTTGGTAAAACAGCAGTCCCAAAGATCGCTATTTAAGCCACTAAACAAACAAGACATCGATATGATATTAATGGACGATGTCGACCAGAGTGGGTACGATTGTAGTGAGATTACAGTACCCCAGGAGATCAGGAAACCCACGTTGGAGGAGATAAACGCTATGTATGCTCAATGGGTGAGGGATAATCACAATGCTACGCCTGTTCGTTCCAACACGACAGATTTTACGGCAAATGAACCAACGTATGACCCGCCTATATTTGCGGCATACAAGAAAAATGAGCCATTTATTTTCCAGGCTGGCACCACAACAACTCATCCGAGCACACAAAGTAAAACCATCACGGGCACAGTAACTTTTTCTGATACAGATGCCAACGTTGTGAATACAGTTGTGAGTGAAATGGATAGTACTCGTTATCTTGCAGCAAACGCGGCTGACGGTATGGGCGCCTTTTTGTCGCGCCCTGTACTAATTCAAAATATTACAGTAGCGGTGGGTGCAAACACATTTGTTGAAATAAATCCTTGGAAGCTCTTCCTAGAAAACAAAAGAGTAATCAATAGGATAAACAATTACAACAATCTACGAGCCAAGATGCATGTCAAGTTGATGATTAATGGTAATGGGTTCTATTATGGAAAGCTTATTGCTTCGTATCTACCCCTGAAAGCTGGAGATTTGATGGAACACAGCCATATTACAGCTTCTCCTGCGAACATTTGCTTAGCCACTCAACGACCCCACGTATTCCTAGATCCATGTATGAGCACAGGTGGACAATTGGACCTTCCTTTCTTTTTTTGGAAAGATGCCATGAATATACCTGCGGCGGATTGGAATCAGATGGGACAGCTGTTTATTGAATCGATTAATCCTTTACGCAATGCAAATGGATCCACCGCTGACTTGACGATCACGATTTTTGCTTGGATGAGTGAGGTTGTACTAGATAGTCCTACACTGGTGAGCGCACCAGGTTTAATACCACAAGCAGGTGAGTATAAGGACTCAGATATAATCTCCAGACCAGCTTCTGTGTTGTCCAATGTTGCTAAGGTGATTTCACCGATGATGGGTTCATTGGCACCATATGCGATGGCAGTATCAAATAGTGCAGGCTTGGTGGCTTCTGTGGCGAAGGCAATGGGATATAGCCGGCCAACAGATACAAGTGCGTCAATGAAGATGATGCCCAGGCACATTGCTAATTTGGCTAACTATGATGTTATGGACACGAGCACTAAACTTGCATTGGATTCTAAGAATGAAGTGACAGTTGATACGAGAGTGATGGGATTGGGAGGTTTAGAAGAAACATCTTTCACCTATCTTGCTTCTATCTCAAATTATCTGAGGAGCACTCAGTGGTTGTCAACGCAGACACCAGGTACTAAACTCACGAGTATAAGAGCATGGCCTTTGCATAGGATCGCGCATGGCACCTTGGTAGGTTCAGCTTTTCCTTCATATAGTTTGCCAACCTTCGATTTTGCATTTTGGACGGGAACTTTCATTCTGAAGATCGAGGTTGTTTGTTCATCCTTTCATAAAGGCAGGCTCCAAATAGTATACGATCCCAATAACACGAACGCAGTGCCAGAAGCCAACATTCAGCACACATACATTATGGACATTTCAGA